GGCGAGCACAATGCGATCTTGGCCGAACTTGCGGAGCACGGCGGCCCGCGTCTTCGATCCCCACTTCCCGTCGAACGATCCGACCTCCGGGTAGCCGAGCGCGTCCAGCCGCTCCTGCACGGCCCGCACAGCTTCATAGGCCCGGCCGTCCCGGTAGGTGCGGGGGATCGACCCCGGCGCGGCCGTGTCGTCGTCTTCGGGGCTCCACGCGGTATCCGGGATGCGCTGCCACTTCCGGTAAGCGGCCGCCAGTCGGGTGTGGTATCCATGCCGGGCGTATCCGGGACCGTTGTAAACCCGAGCCACGACCTCCCACCGATGGGCGCGCAGGTCATCGTCGATGCCCGATGCGATGACGAACTGGACCATCGCTTCCAGATGATTCTCTTCGTCGGCCATGAAGGCGAGAACCATCGCCTGCACCGACTCGTATCCGACCATCGAATAGTTCTCGCCGAGGATTTGCCCTCGGCCCCACGATGCGGATTTCAGCGCGGCCGTCTCGTCGATCTCGATGGCCGAGAGCAGACGCGGATAGCTGTCCCGAGGGTAGGGCTGCTCGCCCCACGAGCGGTAGGCCAGCCCGGCTTCGACAGCCCGCGCGCGCTTCTGTCCTTGGAGGTTCCGATAGAAGACATGCGGCTCGAAGAGCATCTTCGGCCGATCCCGCGAATCAAAGCCGGAGCCTGCGGCTTCGACTTCCATGAGCGCGTGCAGTTCGTCCTCACCGGCACCGATGCGATGCCCGATGCGCGGGATGTCGATGTCTTCGAGCCTCTTGGCCGCGCCGTGGAAGCTGTTCCAGTCTTGCGTGATGGCTGACATGATGGGTGTCTCCGAACCTCATTCGCAGACACCATACCGCAACAATCCGCTCGATGCTAGATCGGAGGCGCGGGCCAAACCGGAGAGTTCGGGTCTCTGGTCGTCTTTGGCAAATCGCGCAACGCCGCCCGGTAATTCACCCACGCTTCTCGGCCGCCTGGCGGATTAACGTCGGGCAAAACGGCCCAATCGCAAGCCGACAATCTGCGATCTCTTTCGCTCCGCATTACGGACCACGCGGCTTCTTCTTTTTCCGCCTGAAGCTGTTCGGCCGTCTTGATTTGCTTCCAGTCGATCATGGCACCTGAAACCCATTGAAGGAGTTGGAGTTGGCTTCGACATATGCGTCATAGCCCGTGAAGAAAACCCGAACATCGACCTGATCACCGGCCGCCAATTCTTCCAGCGATTCGGTCTGCACCGTCACATCCTCGTGCGCCCAATCGTTGAAGTATTTCACCAGCGTCCGGGCCAAAGCCGTCCCGTTCTTGAAAAGCTGGATCGAGACCATATCCGGCGCGGTGGTATTGAGTTTCAGATTGATCCGCGCTGCGAACTTGAACTTCCCGTCGAACGGCGCGACGAAGCGATTGTTGGCGGTATCGAAGACCGCTTGGTCATCGTGGTCCTCGTTGTTGAACGGGACCTTGACCCAAGTATCCACGGCCGCGTAGGCGTCATAGTTGCAGAAGGCTTGAAACTTCGGCGTGCCGGACATGACCCCGACCCACTCGCCGCTGACGCGAACGAGCATCTGCCCGATGTCCTGCACCCACGCCCGCATCCCCTCTGGCGGGTCGATATAGACCCACGCTCCGTCGTCCCGGATGGCAACCTGCCCCCCGAAAGACGGGGCGTCGTCCGGCACGATGTAGATGTCGCCGTTCGTCGGCGATCCCGGAAGAGCCGTCGTTTGGGAGAGAACGGAAAGCTGCGACACCCCGGACAGGATGCGCAGGTTTTCGTCCATCTCGTCTTTCCACCCGTCGGCTCCGAGCGGCCAGAAGCCCGTGAGACCGAGGCCCGGCAGAGTGCGTTCAGCCATTGTAGCCTCCATAGTTGTAGCCGTAGGCGTAGCCGTAGCCCGAGTTCACCTTTACCACTTGCGAATACCCCTGAAGCGAGATCAGCCCATCCCGTTCGGCTTTCACCACCAGCCGACCGAAAGGCTTGCCTTGGAAAGACGAGAGCGGGATGTCGAAGGATTCGCCTGCAAGCCCATCATGGACTTCCATGAGGTTGTCGTCGAGATCATAGACCTCGATCCGGGTCGTCTGCCCGGCCTCTGGGGCCACCGAGTCTTCCCACCACGGCAAGACCTGCGAATCTTCGAGCAGCCGGTTCCTCGTGGCCCAAGTCACCGGAACCTCGTCCAGCCCCTCGCAGTCCACCACGGCCTCGAACGCCTCCCCGTTGACCCAGACATTCGCAGGCCGGGTCGGGAGCCACGGCCGGGCCGACAGTTCAAAGGTGTCCTGCGGCGCTTGCGCGATGGGCAGCGTGCCCTGCGAGGTCTTCGGCAAGACCCAATAGTCCACCACTTCTGTCGCAGCGCGCGGGTCCTGATCTGCGATCAGTTGCGTGGCCCCGAAGAACCAGACTTCCGTGTTCGCAGGCCATGCCCGAGGCACCGTGTCGAGCGCGCCGCGATACAACTCGTAGCCCGATTCAGAGATCGACTTGATCGCGGCGATTTCCACGAGGTCTTCGCCCAGATCGCCGGACCCCCCGATGATCACGAAGCCCCCGACCGACGGCCCGGCTCCTTGCGTGCGACCAGCGAACGACGCAACCATGCTGGTTGGCTCGGCATCGAGATCGGCCGCCAGTGCCGCGTGAGAGACGATGGAGTAGGTCCCGATCTGCTCTTGCGTGATGTTCCCGACCGTATCGACAACCGTGCCATGCAGTTCGTAGAACGCGGTGTCCGATCCGGTCTGGCCCGCCAGTGCGCCAGAGAAGACGGTCGGATAGGCCACCGATTCCAGCGTCGTCGAAACGATCTGCTGCTGCACCAAGAAGTAGGGCAGCGTGAAGAAGTAGCGGAACGCGGCCGGGAGCGGGTCTTCCGACCCGTCTTCCCATTCGGAGCCCGGAGGCGTCGAATACTGCGCCGTCGCCAGCGCGAACACATCTTCAGCCAGTGCCACTTTGATCTCGGCCTCGCCCGGCTTCCCGTAGTCAACGGGACCGACCCGCATGATGATCTCGGTGATGTTGTCGTCCGGGCTGACGATCTTGCAGACATCGCCGGGAAGCAGGTCCCATGCCTCGCGGTTGACCACCAGATCGCAGGTCGCAATCGGATAAGACGCGGCCCGCAGATCGCGCTGCGCAAGCTGCATGGCGAGATCGGCAGACCGGACCCCGTAATAGTTCCGGCCGTCCGAAACGATGCCGCCCTGCATGGCGATGTTGGCGAGGTCTTGCGCCGCCACCGTTTCGTCCTGCTCGTTCTCCGGGTTGGTCCACGTCACGACGATCTCGTTGATCGTCTCGCCCCAATATTTCCGGCTGAAGTTCTCGACCGTGGAATTGGCCGGATCGAACACCCGGAGTGTTTCCACGTCGTAGTCGCCTCGGATCAGCCGCAGCGTCAGCAGTCCGGTCCTCGGATTGATGAACAGGGTGGCTTCGATATGATCCAGCACTTCGGTCACAAAGTCTTCGATGCTGGTGGATCGAGACCACATGAGCGACAGCCCGAAGGCTTCGTCATAAAGGGTCTTGGCGCACTTCTCGAACGACCGGACATCGACAGCCGACAAAGGCGCACCCATGCCCCACACCCGATTGAACAGGCACTCGAAGATGATGTGCGCAGGGTTGCAGTCGAACTCTTCGTCGTTCCGCCAGATTTTCTCGTAGCGGGTATCCAGCCCTTTCGCCGAGCGAGCCACCTTGGCCCACATCGTCTTCAGATAGGGGTTGTTGGCCCCGAGGTAGAAGCCCTTGTCTCCGATGGCCGAGAAGACGGTCGAAAGCCATTGGTCGATCCACGTTCCGGTGCCACCACCCCAACCGCCTGAAAGGGTCGAGCCGGACACGGCCAAGACCGAACTGCTCTCGGCGAGGGTCAGTTGGTTTCCCGCCGCCCGGGCTTTCCGGGCGATGATCTTCACGCGGTCGTTCCCGGCTTCAGACTCCGCATAGCAGGTCCGATTGGCTTGGGTCGAGAACAGGCCGAGAAACTCGCCGCCAAAGATGGACGACGAGCCGCCGTTGATCGCCCCGGCAAGGAACGACATCGTGGCATCGGCATCGACGCCGATCAGGACTTGGTTCGTCCCGGACGGGCTCGTCTTGAAGGTATAGACCGTGCCGTCGATGGTCACGGTGTCGTTGTTCGCCGGGTTGCCCGAGAAGTTCACATAGCCGACAGCCGGAGAAGGCGGCGTGCCGAGCCGCGAGCCGCCGACGTTCATGTGTTCATGGAAGAAGATGGTCGAGATGCCCCGGTAGGCCCACATGGTCGCCGAGGTCTTCCCATACTTCTCGGCGAGGTATTCCGGCATGACCTGCGTGTCGTCACCCGGCATGTAGGTCAGCGTGCCTCGAACACCCCCCTCTTTTTTGATCCCGCCGAACAGGTCGTCCTTGTCGATGATGATGGAACCGGGCATGTCCAGCTTGCCGGTCCACATTTCCTTTTCGCCGATGTAGAGCCCGGCAATGTGATCGACAGGGCCGTTGCAGATGCCGAAGTGAATCGACATCCGATACTCGGCAACCTGCATCTTGGCGCTGCCGCCCTTACCCATTCGACTTGACCTCCTTGCGGTCTTCGATGGCGGTCACGACCCGTTTGGCAAGGCCATCGCCTGTTGCCAGCAGGGTCTCGGATTCGATCCCGTTCCGCATGAAGTCGTGGAAGTCCAGTCCGCGACTGTCGAACCACCGCCTGATCCCAAGCGTGCAATGTCCCGTTGCCCGGATGTCTGTGATCTTAATGATCATGTTTTGACCTCATACGTCTTGGTGCTCTTGTCACCATACCACAAGACGTTGAGACCTTTCACGGTCATGGTCCCGAAAACGACCGGAACAGGCCGTCCGGCTTCCGCCGTCGGAGCCTCCATGTCTTTCGCCGCTTCAGCCTTCTCCGTCTTCGGCTTCGGCATGATCAGGTAGGCGACGATATTGAGCGCGAGGCCGATTAGCAGCCCGATCCACCACGCCATGTTCGCCTCCTTCCTGTGGGCAACTCCCTGTTGGTTTTACGTCAGACCGGGCTTTCGCTCAATAGAAGACGTTGACGCCAGCGGCGAGCGGGTTTTGAACGGGGATGGTTGGGCACCCCCCAAAGTTATGGATGTTGTTGTGCAGATTCAGGCAGTCCGAAGTGGTCTGCGCGCAGCCGAGCAACATCGTTACCGAGTCGCTGACTTCCAACCCGCGCAGAATCCCGGAGATCGTGACCTTGTTCCCGTCGATGCGCAAGATGCGCCTGATCTCTTTCGTGCCGTCCGGGGTGTCCCACTCCATGAGCCCTTGCGCGAACTTGGCGGCCTCGAAGGAACCGTTCCAGCCGGGGGCGAGCGTCACTTCCAAGCCGCTGATCGCGGAGACTTCCCCGGTCTGGGGCTGCTTCACGGCGTAGCACCCCGGCCCGTAGAGGGCGTGCGGGCACCCGAACTGATAGGATCGGCGAAGACCGGGACGGCGCAGCGATGACGATGTGGGCTCGCAGGCAAAGACGACCTCGTTGCCGTCCCGCTTGGACGACAGCACGCGCCCTGCCCACGCTACAAGGAACTCTCCGTCCTCGTCATTGATGTGGCCCTGCCGGACGATCAGCGCGACCGGCTGCGACGGCGGATACGCGCGGAAGAGGTCTGCGATCCCGGCCGTCCTCGGAAGCCGAACCTCGAACGTGCTCTTGTCCAGCTTCCCGCTGGCGTTGATCGTGCCGCAGTTGATCGGAACCGGCTGGTAGGTCACGCCTTGGAAGGTGAACGGACGAACCGAATCGGTGTAGGCGTAGGACGAGATGCGGCCAACCGGCTCCCCGATGCGCTGAAGACGGCCGTTGAGCCAGTGCCCAAGCTGCCAGTTGAACGAGTCCGACCAGAAGTCCGACCGCTGCGGAAACGCCGGATACGGCCGAGAATCCCACGTCCAGACCGCAAGGCTGTCCATGTCCAGCATCGGGCCGCCATAGACGCCAGACACCGGGTTGCGGCCCGGCGCGGCCCAATACTTCAGCCACGCTTCGAGGAACGCTCGCTGCACCAGTTCATCCCGGATGCCGTCAGAGAAGAAGGGGGTGTAGCTTTCCGAAGATTTGGGGTCCACGAAGACGTTCGGCTGGTTGGGGCCTTTATCCACACAGGGGCACCCGAGTTCGGTGAATACGATAGGCTTCCCTTCCGGCACCCACGCGGTCGGCGTGCCGCTCTCGACGCCGCCCGGTCGGTTGTAGTGGGCGTTGCCCCACCAGTTGCGCACATCCTTCTGGCGGAAGACCCAATGCTTCCCCTCGGCCGTGTCGTTGATCGGCGTGCGAACTTGGGCGATCCGGTCTTCCATTGAAGCGTAAAACCAGTCGTAGGCTTCACCGCTCTCGATCTTGGATTCGAGATACCCGAGGTCGTAAATCGAACGCCAGCCTTCGTAGAAGTCGAGATGCTGTTCACCATCCCGCCAGTCCGAGATCGGGAAATAATTGTCGATCCCGATGAAGTCGATGTTCGAGTCAGACCAAAGGGGGTCTAGGTGGAAGAAGACATCGTTCGACCCATCCCCCGGCCGGTGGCTGTGGTATTCCGACCAGTCAGCCGCATAGCCGATCCTGACCGAGCCGCCGAGGATCGACCGGCAGTCCGCCGCGAGCGTCTTCAGCGCCGCGACAGAGGGATACGTCGAAGCGTCAGACCGGATGGTGGTGATGCCGACCAGTTCCGACCCGATCAGGAAGTCATCGGCTCCGGCGGCCTCTCCGATGGTCGCCATGTGCAAGATGAAGCGACGAAACGACCATTCATCGGGGCCGGTGTAGTTGACGATCTTGGTGGTGCCGTTGAAAGAGAAGTCGCTGACCGCTGCCGTCCCGAAGAAGGCGCTGACCTGTGTTGCAGCCGTGGCTGTCTTGTCCACGGTGCCGACAAACCCGGCCGCCGGAGAGACGGTGATCCGCCCCCGCCACGGGAAAGCCGGTTGCCCTTCGTCTTCGGCGTCGTCCGAATATGGGTTTGGGAGCGTATTGTCCGGCGGGATGTCCATAAGGATGAAGGGGTAGAGGGTCACTCGAAGACCCTTGCTTTTCAGAAAGACCACCGCCTCGTAGATTGACCAGTCCGCAGGAGCGCCGCCAGCGGCCGGGTATCCGTCCACATAGGACACGACCTCGGCCGTGGCGCGCGTGACGCCAGCGACCTGCCAAACGCGCGGCGTGGTGTCCTTGTCGGCGCGTTCGACCTTCGGCTTGACCTCACACTCGCCGATCCGCAAATCCGTCCCGTGCCATGCGACAACGAGGGAAACGTGTTCGAGGTTTGGCGCGCGTTCCAGTAGTTGCTCGATGGCGACCACCATGTCGCTCTCGGTCTTGTTGGACAGCCAGTTCTCCGGCTGGATTTGCACGCCCCCGAAGCCCTTCGTGATCTTGGTGGTGGCATAGCCAAACTCGGTCGTGCCCGGAATCACGGTCACGCCCTTCAGCATGTTCTCGATCTGGTATTCGGACGACACATCCCCTTGGAACAGGAACAGGGTGATCGGACGGCTCTTGGCGCGGCTGTTGGTCAGTTCGTTGTAGCCCATATCACTCCCCCGGCAGGTATTCGAGCATCTTCATGGTCAAGACCGTCTGCCCTTTTTCGTCTGTGAGCCATTCCACCGAGAGCGTATCGCTCATAAGCCGCCATACCGGCATCCAGCAGATCGACACGATGTCGGTCTCGGGGATGTTGGCGGGCCAAGCCGACCCGACTGTGACGATGGTATCCCCGTCGTCCGCCGACATCCCCGTGACCGACCTGAAGAGCATTGTCCCGTTCGACTGCAAAACCGCAATGGCCTTGTGGATCGTGTCATCCTGATAGGCGTCCCGGAAGGCCAGACCTTCCACGCGCAACGTGTTCTGCCCGGACACCAATCCGGACTTGGGCGTGATGTCGTCGGCCCACGTCGGCATGTAGAACTCGCCCTGCTGCCCGGTCATACGCAGGAAAAACTGTCGGATCGCCTCCAACTCGGCACGGTCCTTTCCGTGGTAGGTGAACTTCCGCGTGACTGGCAGGAAGTCTGCCATCGAGAAGCTGCCGATCCGGCCCTTCCCGTAGTCCACGATCTCTCGATACGCTTCGAGCGTGGCCTGCGGGGTCTCCTGCCAGTTGGGCCGCTTCAGGAAAATCTCCCGGCCGTTGAACAGTGTGGTCGGAGGCTCGATGCTTTGGACAGGCCCGGAGCCGGGCATGACCTCGAAGTTCACGGTCATTTCAGCAAGGTTGTTCACAGGAAGGGCCAAAGTCGAAGTCGGCGCGATCCACCCGCGCCGTAGAAACCCCACGCGAGTTCCGGCCGGATAGAAGTCCACGTCTTCGACGAAACGGACAAAAACTACGTCACTTTTGCCAGATAGCGGAATAGAATCGACATATGTGCGAGATTCGCGATCTGCGAAAAGCGCGCCGTTCATATCATAGACACTGTGGACTGTCCGCATCTCCATACGACCCTTTGCCCAGAGACAAACCTTGTCTGCGGGAAACAACCAATCGAGGGGAAGGTCTCTCTTCAAAAGGACTATCGCTTTTGCGTATGATGGATTTGTCAGCACCTTGTCATTGTTTGCGACTACGCTGCCATCATCCACGAGAACTGGCTCCGCTGCACCAAAAACACTGTTCGGAATCAACACGACGCCGCCGTGAGACTTGATAGTCTTCGTGGGGTCCATGACCCACCAATCCTCGGTCATGCCCAGCGTCGTCTCGCGGACGAGTGCCTGATAAGTGTTTCGATGCACAGTGGTCAAGAAACTGAAGGACATGCGAGGCTCGTCCCGTAGCGCAATCCGTTGCTCCCGTTTTCCTCGGGAGGTCAGCGTCTTCGTCCGAAACTCATAGTTCACGTTGACCGAGTTCCGCCAGTTCGGGGGGAAGGGCCAGAAGCGAGTCATATCAAGTGCCTCCAAGGGCCGATTTGAAAGCGGCCGGGTTGGCGCGGACCCAATTCAACAAAACCCGCTCCCCGACGCGCGTGTTGAGGGCTTCCGACAGGAAGCTGGCGGCATCGAACATATTAACGATCTTCGTGTCGCCACCGTTCCGCGCACCGGCTTCCGCCGCTGCGCCACCGAGTCCACCATTCAGGATGTGCCGGGGATCATCCCTCGTCAAAACCTCTTCGTTCTTCTCCAAGATGGCAGGAACCTCACTCGGCCGCAAGCCGACGACACCGCCGGAGTGGTATCGCATCGCGCCCGCGAACAGGCCGGGGTCCACCCTGCGCGTCGAGTTGCCGCTACCGATCCGCGAGGACCCCACCAGACCGCCCGTGTGGCCGGTCCCGAACAAGCCGGGCATCCAAGACCGCAGCATGTTGAGGATCGTCTGTTGGATGATCATTTGCGCGATCTGCCGCAGGAAGTCAGCCGCGAACTGCAAGAAGGCGTTCCGGGCGGCTTCCCCGACGCTGGTGCCCTCGGCCACCGCCTGCGCGAACTTGTCGAACGCATTTGCGACCCCCGATGCGATCAGGTCTCCGACGCGCCGCCAGTCGATCAGGTTTTCCCGAGCGGCCGCACTGAAGCCTTGCGCCTCCATGCGCGCCGCGCGCAGCCGTTCAATGGCCGCCGCCGCCGCCGAACCGCCGACGGCTTCCCACATCGCAATGGCCGAGTCGATCACCGACAGGATCGACGAGTTCACCCCGTCGATCTCGGTGCGCAATTCTGCGACCCGTTCGACCTCCCCGCGCTCTTGGGCCATGCCCAACTGTTCGAGAAGGGACGACCGGCGCGAGAGCAGATCATTGACCGCCTGCTCGGCTTCCGTGGCGCGTTCCCTGATCTGCTGCTCGCGCTCGTCGATCCCCTGCTGCCGGTAACGCTCGGCCGTCGTCTCGGCGATCAGCCTGCGCTGTTCTTCCGTCAGTTCGGTTCCGCGAGACTGCGCTTCCAACTCGGCGCGGCGGATAGCCAGTGCGACCTCGCGCGTCACAATGTCTTCTTGGGACAGCGAGTTCTCGAACTGCTGCTGCGCGATGGCGGCCGCTTGATCCTCGTGGAACCGGGCGATGTCTTCCGCGCGCCGTCGATCTAGTTCGGCTTGCCGCTCGCGCTCGGCGGTGTAAGCCCGCTCTTGCGCAATGCGGTTATCCGGCGATTCGTAGATCGCCGCCTCGCGCTGCCGCCGCTCCGGGTTGGAGTCCAGCGCCCGGATGGCATCCGCCACGGTCTCTGCGCTGCCCGTGCGAACGGCATCCACGATGCTCTGGGGGAGAGACCCATAGTTGTAGGCAATCGAGGTCAGGACGGCCTGTTGCTGCGCGTTGAGCGCCCCGAACTGCTCGGCCCCTACCTGCGCCCGAGCGCGCGGCATGAACTCGGTCTCGATCCGGCGGTAGAGGTCGCGGTTGGCATCATCCACCGTGACCCGCATACCCTCCACGACCTGTTGGACCGAACCGTCTGCGAGCGTCACGGTATCCGTGCCGTAGCCAAGCCGAAGCGCGTTCACGTCCCACTCGGGGGTGGGGGTGAAGCCTTCCTCCTGCCGGAGCAGCGCCGCAGCGGCTTCCACGCCGTCTGTGAAGGACGAGAGCGCCCTGACCGCCCCGTCCCACCGTTCGGCATCCAGCGCCGCCAGCGCGCGCTGCCGGAGGGCATACGCCTCATTGACCTGCCCGATGGATGTCGCGTTCTGGATGGCCGCCTGATAGGCCGCCTCGATAGCCGACACGCGGTTCAACCGCTCCATCTCGGCGGCCAGTTCCGGGATCGCCTCTTTCAGCGAATTGACGGCCGCCACATAGTCGGTCAACTGCTGCGCGGCGCGATCCGCTGCATCGCCGCTTTCCGTGGTCCTGCGGGTCAGCCGCGTCATCGCCGCCGATGCTTCGGCTTCCGTCCCGGTCAGAACCAGAAGGATGTCATTCGCCTCTTGCGTGGACGCGGCCTGCGCGACCAACCGCTGCGCGATCTCGTCGAAAGACGCCGCGAGTTGAGCGTTTACCGGGAAGAGGTCCCGATATTCTTCTGCGAGTTCGTCGAGCCGACGCCGGAAGTCCTGCGCCGAGATTTCCCCGGCCCGGAATGACTCGAACAGGCTGTCCACTTCTCGGACATACCCGCCGCCGACATCCAGCGCATTGCCGAAGATGTCCCTCGGGATCGACGAGCGAAACTCGTCGATGATGGTCTGAAGAAGCTGCCGTTGCCGGTCAAGGTTTTCCCGAGCCGAGGTAACGGACATCTCTTCGAGCCGACGACGCCACCCGTCAACCGAGTTCCCGGCCGCCTCATAGGCATTGCGAACCTGATCGACCAGCGCCCGATGGGCTACAAGGGCTTCGGTGGCATCCTCGGTCCTCGTCACCCATAGCCCGATACCCACGGAGATCGCGGTGATCAGAAGACCGATGCCCGTCGTTGACAGCAGGGCTCGCAGGGCAAAAGACAGCCTCGTGATCGCTCCGGCGGACACCCCGGCCGTGGCGGCCATCGTGCGGAAAGAGATGATGGTGGCGGCGATGGCCGTGCGGACCAGTCCCATACCGCCGACAAGATTGACCATCGACACGGCCAGCGCCGCGAAGAATGGCGCGACCTTGATCCCGACCAGCGCCGTGAGTGCGATCACGACCATATCGAAGTTTCGGATCAGCAGTCCCACCACGTCGATCAGACCGGCGAAGACCTCCGACAGCTTGGCGACAAACGACTGGAACTGTGCCGACTGAAGAGTGGCCGTCATGTCGCGCAGAAGTTCGGTGAAAGACTCGATGAAGCCCCCTTCACCGAAAGCGATCAAGGTCTGGAATACCGCGTTCTGGAACCGGCCCATCTCGGCCGAGGTCGTGCGAAGCGCGTTCGCCAGTTGCGAACCGAACCGCCGGTCGAGTTCTTGGGCGAACTGGACCAAGGCCGAAGACGTGACCTCCCCGGCTTCCATCATGCGAATCAGTTCAGCGGTAGAGACCCCAAGGCCGTCCGCCATGATCTGAATAGCCCCCGGCAGGCGGTCGCCCAACTGCTGCCGAAGTTCTTCCATCTGGACCGCGCCTTTCGACACGATCTGGGTCAGGGCGGTGAACACACCGCGCATCTGATCCATGCTGATCTTGTTGACCCGCGCGGCTTCAGCCACCGAGACGAAGATGCGCCGGGTGTTCTCCCCTTCCAGAATCGTGCCCTGCGTGGCGACGGCGAACTTCGAGTATTCCTGCGCCAGATCGCCGAAGCTGATCCCGAGCCGGTCGGCCGTGCGGCGCAGGAAGTCCAACTCCTGCTCCGTCCGCCCCATGTCTCCTTCCATGACGACATTGAGCCGAGAGGTCGCGGCTTCGAGCGTCTGAAACGCGGTCACGGTCTGACTAAGCAGACTGATCACGCCGTAGAAGCCGCCATACGCCGAGATCAGGGACAGCACTTCCCCGCGCCAGCGTTGCGTGATGGACATGGCCTGCCGGGACGGCCCATAGATCGAGCCGAGGGCTTCCCGGATCGTGATGACCGGGCGCGCGTTGAGCCTGTTGACCTCGCTTCGGACTCCGGCCACTCCGCGCCGGGCACGATCCGAAGCCTCGGACATCCGGTTGAACTCTGCGACCGACCGGCCCGCGTCATCCCGGAGTTCCGCGAGAGCCGTCCCGGTGTCACGAAGCACTCGCGCCAGCGCGTCTTGCCGGGCACGGAGGCCATCCGTGTCCGTCGCGGCAGTCCGCAGAACTGCCCTGATCTGGTGCAGGGCGTCCCGCTGAAGGATGTATTCGGCTTTCGCGGTTCGAGCGGCCGTGGTGGCCGCGTTCCACGCCTGCGCCTGTTCCTTGGTCGGTTGGGTCAACCTCGGCATCTCGGCCGCGAGGCTGCGAACACGGGCTTCCGCCTGCTTCCACTCCGCTTCCGCTTGCTTGGTGGCGTTGCGGACCTGTCCGAAGACCGGCAGCATCGTCTGCCGCTGCGCCCCGGCCAATTCCAGCACGGCAGCTTCGGCACGCCCGGCGGCCGCCGCAAGCTGAAGCTGCTCGGTCTGCGCCCGGTCCAGCGCCGCGTTCTGCGCAGCCAGCGATTCTTTCGTATCGTCGATGGCCCGAGCCAAGGACCGTTGCTCTTTTTCACCTTCCCGGACAGCCTGCGCCGTCGCCCGGTGCGCCCGCCCGGCGTTGTCCAGCGCCGTCGCCTGCGCGAGAACCGCGCGTTCGGAATCCTGCGACCTTTGGGCGTAGCGATCTACCGCCGCACTGGTCTGGGCGATGGCTGCGCGAACAGTTCCCTGCTCGACAATGAGTTCGTCAAGCCGCTGCTGGTGCGTCACCACCGCGCGAGAGGCGGCCTCGAACGAGGCTTGCAGCTTCTTGTTGGGCTTCTCGGCGGCGTCCACCGCCGCCTGCCGTTCGCGCAGCTTCAGGGTCGCCGCATCCAGCCGGGCGCGCTGCTCGTCGATCTTGGTGGTCAGGCGAGCCTCGGCCGACACCAGTTGCTCCCGGTCGCGCACCGCCTGCTTGAAGACGACATTCTGCGCGGCCGCCGCGTCCTTGGCCTTCGTCAGCGCGGCCGCTTCTCGGTCGAGAGCGGTGGCCGAGTCTCGTGCGGCAGCTTCGAGCCGAAGCTGCGACTGGCTGGCATCGTTCGAGCGTTTCTGAAGATCGGAGAGATCGCCGTTCGTCTTCTCGATCATGCCGCCAAGCCGTTCGACGGCCTTGTTGGCGCTGTCCAAAGACCGGGCGATCTTGTCTCCGACGGTGGCCCCCCGGAGTTGCTTGTCGAGTTGGCTGAAGGTCTGCCCGAGGCGGGCGAGCGCGGTGTCAGACCGGCCCGCCCCTTTGGTCATGTCGTCTTGACTGGCGGTCAGGCTGTTGATCGCAGCCGTGATGGCGTTGACGGCCTTGGTGGCTTCGTCTTTCGCCCGGATGACGAGTTCAACATCTTTCCTCGACATCCCCTACCCCTTCTCTGCTTCGGGTGCCTCTTCGTGAGCGACCGTCTCGATGTTCAACGAGGATACTGCCTTGTCGAACTCCTTTCCAGCCTTCTTCGACAGGACAGAAGAGACGGCCAACTGGAACAAGGTAGCCCGAGTCACTTCCAACCCGTTAAGATGTTCTACCACGAGATTGTGCTCGTCGAGAAGCATGGCAAGCGGGTATCGACGAGCCTCTGGGTGCCCGTTTGCGAGCAGGAGGCTTACCTGTTTACGAAGCCCCCAGACCCATTGGCGGAAGCTGTCTGAAGGCTTTGGAGGCTCGCCGTCACGCCTTCCGCCATGCGCGTGACCGTCTCCACCAACTTTTTTACGTCGGCTTCTCCCGAGAAGGTGAGCGAGATGACCTTCTCGATGGCGTCAAGCTGGACGCCAATCGGAAGCCGCTGCACCTTGGCGGCCATGTCCGGCTCGTCTGCGGCCAGCGCGATCAGTTCGGCCACCGCTTCAGGGAATTGCCCCATCGCCAGCGTGAGCAACTGCCCGACAGTTTCGGGCCGGAGGCCATGCTTGGTCTTGGCTTCAGTGAACTTGGAGTAGATCAGAACGCACACCGGGCCGTGCTTATTGACGAGCCGGGTGATGTCCTCAAAAGCGATCCCGCGAACATCAAACGAGGTTTTCGCGTCGATGGTCACGGTCAGCGTCGGAAGTTCATAGTCGCGCAGTCCCATGCGCTTTCTCCTTCAGTCAGGGTGGGTGGGGGGCGACCCTTGGATCGCCCCCGAAGCCGTCGGATCAGGCGTAGGCGGGCCGTCCGTCGCGCAGGATGGCGGCCGAGTTGGGCTTCTTCAGGATTTCCATGTTGAACGGAATCTGCTGCCACTCGTCGCCCTTCAGGGCGTAGTCGCCGTTCGGCGTCACCTTGATCCACGGGATCATCAGGACGTAGTTCTCGCCCTTCGGGTTGGCCGAGACGAACATCAGCGAACCTTCGACCGCCGTGTCGCCCGAGATCACGCGCGAGCGCGTGGACTGGCGAACCGAGAAGGCCACCGTCAGATCGGTGCCTGCGGTGATCGAGCCGTCTTCCAGCACCGTCAAGATGCCGTTGTCGTAGTCGATCTCGAAGTCGGTGCCGGGCTCGAACGCGGTGCCGGTTCCACCCGCCAGCGTGGCACCGGAAACGGTAATGTCCGTGCCGCTCTTGGTCAGCGTGATCGAGTTGCCGCCCGTGCCCGGAACGCGAGCCGTGATGGTCACAACGCCAAGCGCCGAAGTGGCGGTCACGTCCGAATTGGCGACCGTGCCGGTGCCGTAGGCGGTGCCTGCGCCTGCGCCTGCGTTGATGGCCGCCGCCAGATTGGCCGCCGTGTCGGTGGCACTGGCCCCGATGTCCACGTCGAACGGGTTGGTGGGCGTGGCCTTCAGGGTGTATGCCTGCCCGCCGATGGTCACGGTGTCGTTCGCGGCACCGACATCGGCGAACGTGATGGTGCCGGTGGCCGCGACCGGCGCAGCGCCGGTATAGACGGCGAAGCTGGACTCGGACAGGCCGAAGTAGCCCGCCGGGTTGCTTTCGCTCGCGCCGATCTTGTAGGCCATGCCGAGGATCACGTCGTCCAGCGTGTCGGTCAGGCCACTGGCCGAAGCGAGCGCGACGACCGAGGCCGAGCCGAGGAAGAACAGAGCGATGTTCTCGGGCTGGATGCTGTCGGTGATCATGGTGCCCGAGCGCGTGACTTCGAGCAGCATGGAGTCATCCTTCTCGCGGATGCCATAGTCCGACGAGAAGTGATCGAGGTTTTCCGACTCGATGGTCAGGTTGAACTCGGTGGTGTTGCCGATGTAGCGGAAACCCTCCGGCAGTTGGGTGCCATCCTTGAACTTCGAGAAGTAGGTCTTCCCGCGCCCAAGGGTGTAGTTTTGCGTCGTCGCCATGATCTTCCCTTTCTCTGGTCAGTCTTCCAGTGGATC